AGAATAAAAGAAAAAGAGCTGCCGAAAAAGAAAAAGCTGATCAAGACCTAAAAGAAAATTATGACGAGTTTATAACAAAAATAGAATCTATTGATCCCGATATGCAACAAAGAAACCCTAATCTAAAACTAATGAAACCTTAAAAACACTCTAGGAGGTTATTATGAATAATTTTAAAGATTTAGCTAAAATTCTCATTTGTTTATTTTCACTTTTTGTCGCTATACATTTTTACCATTCAACCTTACACATAGATGAAAAGAATTATACAAGTAATGAAAATTACCAAATGGATAAAGATTCTCTAAAGGTGGCGATGGAACCAATAATGCAATTATATAGTTCCGATTTTTATAGTACTCAAATAGAAAAATTCCACACACACATACAAAGGAACGAAATGCAAATTCTTCTTCAATATGTTGATAAATCTATGAGAAGAAACAACTTGGTTACACTAAATCAATCGGATTTTGACACCATAAAAGTTATTGTGCACGAAAGAGAAAAACAAATTATTGCGGAAGAGAAGGAAGTTCAAAGAAAAATAAATGAAGAAAGATTAAAATCTGAAGATAATTTATTTTTATTACCACCAGAATAACAAAGTTTACAAACCAAGCAAAAATTTATTATAAAAATATATAGGCGAGCCTTAATACTAAATAATCACATCAGTTGCTTCGCAGGCAACCAAAGGGGGTGAGTGATTTCATTTATCGTGATTAAGGTTATTACACAGACACTCAGAGCAGAGTTTAGGCTCTGAGTGTTTTTTTATAGCAGGTATATATGAAAGATTTATCACTACTGATAGTATGCAAAGATGAATACGAAAAAGTTTATTCTATTATAAATGATTTTGAAAGCATCATTGATGAAGCTGTTGTGGTTATAACGGGTAATAGAAAAAAATTTATATATAAAGACTATAACGAAAAAATAGTTATAGTGAAAACAGACTTGGAAGATGATTATTCTTCTGCTTATAACAAAGGTTTAGATTGTTGTAGTGGTAAGTGGATATTCAAAATGAATGTCAACGACGAAATAGATGCAAATAGTATTCAACGCATATCAAACGGAATACTCTATGGCAACGCCAATGACACCTATGGCTTTGAAACGGAAATAAACCTATATACTTCCCAAGAAAATACAGACCCTGCCACAATCGATGCCAGCTTCTATAGAGGGTATTCTAGATGTATACAAAAAAAGTGTATTAGATTATTCAGAAACGATAAAAGAATAAGATACAAGTATAACATAGGCGAAAATCTTTATTATACTATAGATAGAGAGGGTTTAAAACGTATTGATTCTAATATTTTGATACATAGTTGGCAACATTTAGCTGTTGATGAAGAATATATTAGGCTGTGTATAAAAAGATTAGAAAATAACCCAGAAGATATAGAAAGCTATTATATGTTAGGTAAAGCTTATGATATAATGGGCGATTACCAAACATCTATAAAATATTACACACAAGGTCATTCAAAATTTGAAGACGACAACATACTACTATATTGTTTGTTGTTAGAAAATAAAATAAAGAAAGGTAGGTAAGATATGGCATCAGTAGAATCAGACGCACTATTGAGTAAGCGCGAAAACATTATCAGTGTTCTCAATCAGCTTGCTCAGCAAGTACAAGAGACTCAACGTCAGCTTAACACGCTAACAGAAAATTATACTGTCAACAGAGGTGCATTGTTGCAGTTGAATGAATTGTTGGAAGAGCTTGGGATCGATCTAACGCAACAGGAACAACCAGAACCAATCGCTGAAGCAGAAGCTGCAGCAGAATAAATTATCACAACAACCAAAATATACCAGTGGAGGTAAGTGATATGGAAACATATACACAAATCGCAGGACTATTTGAAAGTTTCACTGAGAACCACGAAAAGTTTGTTAACAACGGCAATAAGGCCGCTGGTCAACGAGCACGTAAGGCAATCGGTGAAATCAAGAAGCTCGCTACTCAGTATCGTAAGGAATCAGTAGAAGCAAGCAAGTAGTAATAAAATATATTTGTAAATAAAGAGCCTATTTCACGATAGGCTCTTTTTTTTGCCCTTTTTGAAATGTATTTATTATAGTGTTATAGGTTATAAAGTATTTGCGTCAAGATAACATTCTACTTATGCAACTTACTTGTAGAAAAAGACAAATTGTTTTTTTATTATTTTTACATTATTAATTTAGGAGAAAAAGCATGGCAAGTGTTTTCGTATCTCCTGGTGTATATACACAGGAAATTGACGAATCATTTATTCCATCTGCTGCCGAAGCTGGCGTTGGTGCTGCTCTAATAGGGTTATCATCAAAGGGTCCAGCTTACAGACCTATTACTGTCACAGGTTTTGGTCAGTTTAAGGAAGTATTTGGTGGACTAAATCCCGAACATTATGCTGGATACGCTGCAAGAAATTACCTAAGAAATGGTGATAGCTTGACATTCGTAAAATTGGCTGGACGTACTTCTGCTGGTGTAGGCCAAGCAGCGATGTTGGCCTTTCCAGAATCTGGTAGTACAACAGCTTCTCTTGTCAATGGTAATGCCGTTCTTGGTGTTGTTAGAAGAAGAAGCAATGATGCTAGCGATATACTTATGTATGGAACAGCAACAAACTTTTCATTGAGTGCTAATGGCGAAGTGGCTACTGGTCTTTCACTTAGCCCTTCAAGCCCCAAATATATCAAAAAAGTAATTGGTACAAATCCAAAAGTGCATACAGATGGCGAGCTTTTTAGTGACCTATATGTTGACGCTGTTTTTGATTATTCTGTTGGTGACTATGCAGGAACAGTTGACAATTTGACAACTCAAACACACGGCATAGATAACTGGATTAGTGTTACCGCACAGATGGGTAACACTGTCGGCACAACAGCTTTTGATACCATTGCTGGATTGTTTGAGCCTCAGACAACAGCTGTTGTCTCACAGAACTTTGATGGTCAAGTATTTGAAATGTTTAAATTTCATCAGATGACACACTCACCAGCTTCTGTTAAAGTATCAGTAACAAATGTTAACAAAGCAGCAAGCGCCACAGAATATCCAACATTCAGTGTTGCTATTCGTGCCGCTGGTGATACAGATGATCAACCACAGGTATTGGAAGCATATGAAAATGTTACAATGGACCCAACATCACCCAAGTTTATTGGTAGAATGATTGGTGATCGTTATCCTGTATACAATTTTAATACATCACCTGTAGAAGTTATGTATGAAGGTGATTTCGACAACCGATCCAAGTTTGTTAGAGTAGAAGTTGTTGATGGCGCACCCACAAACGCTCACCCAGCTGGGTTTAAGGGATATCCCACAGCTAATGTTAATCCAACAAACAGAGATGCTCTTGGTTTGGAGGTCACTTTTAATGTTTCTGCCACTAATGAAATCACATTCGCAGAAACTGGTAGTACAATAACAAGCTCAGTATCTCATACTGAATGGGGTTATCTTGATGCTGGTGCGACAATTACAGTTGGTGGAACTTCACATCAACAACCTGCCGTTGCTACTGTTAGTGGCACCGTAGTTACTTTTGATAATAACTTTACTCCAGTACCTGGTAGTGATGTGTTAGTTGATGGTGAATCTCTTGGTGTAACAGTTGTTAGCAGCGCAGCAAACGGCGCTGATACAGATGTAACATTTAGTGGCATTGTTTCAATAGCCGATGCGACAGTTGTTTCTTTTCCTGGCAATGATGGTGATTACACAATCGTTAGCGCCACATCAACTGTTTTGACAGTTAGTGAATCAATTCTTGATCTAGCAGCTTCTGGTAGTATTACTGTTACCGTTGACGGTACAAACTTTGATACAGATTTCGCAACAGGTTGGGTCACATTCGCTCCTATCAGCACAAAGACAAATCACCTAAATACAAGAGGTGAAGTTTCATCTTCTACCTACGCTGGTGTTTCTTTGGATGCTGGTATGGCTGACAGACTAAAGAACTCTGTTATTAATACATCAAATGGAACATTTGCTCAACAGACAGGTATCATTTATGGTACAACAACTGATGAAATAACAAATGTCCCATCTTCATACACACTCATTGACACAACTGGTGCAAACGCTGATAACTTCAGCGCAACAAACCAGATTCGTTTCACAATGGCTATGTATGGTGGTACTGATGGATTTGATCCAAGAAAGAATATGTTGAACTCATATAATGATGGTAGCCTTAGCGAAGACTTCTCAACAGCTATCAATATTCTTTCAAACCCCGAAGAAATTGACTTTAATCTAATTGCTGTTCCTGGTGTTCACTCTGGTGAAACAGGTACAACAAACGATAAGTTGGTTGATATGATTACAGCACGCTCTGACGCTTTTGCCCTTATCGACTTGGGTGATACATCAGCATCAGGTGCTGGTCTTGCCCTAAGTGTTGCTGCTGCTGTAGAAGAATCATCAAAGTATGATACAAACTATGCAGCTGCATATTATCCTTGGGTTAGAATCAATGACGCTGAAAACAATCGTCTAATGTGGGTTCCCCCAAGCGTTGAAGTAATGGGTGCTTACTCATTTAACGATAGTGTTTCACAACCTTGGTATGCTCCTGCTGGCTTTACAAGAGGTGGTTTGGATAGTGTCTTGGAAGCAAGACGCAGACTAAATCAAGCAGCTCGTGATGATCTATATCAAGTCAATATCAACCCAATCGCTACATTCCCAGGCCAAGGTATTGTTATCTTCGGTCAGAAAACACTACAGAAGAAGCAGTCAGTTCTTGATCGTGTCAATGTTAGAAGAATGTTGTTAGAGGTTAGAAAGACAATCGCTGGTTTCTCAAGATTGTTTGTCTTTGAGGCAAACAATGCTGGAACAAGAGGTGCACTGCTTGCAAGAGTTAACGAATATCTGAACAACGTGCAGGCCGCAAACGGTCTAACACAGTTTAGGGCCATTCTTGATGAAACAACAACAACACCAGATTTGATTGATAGAAACATTATTAAAGGTAAGATTTTCCTACAGCCCACACAGGCCGCAGAAATTATTATCTTTGATTTTAATCTTGATGGCACAGGTGCCACATTTGGTGAAGTTTAATAAATAAATATTTTGTTGAGAGGTGAAATACCCTCTCAACAAATTTTAATGTTATATATATTTATATTACAATAAACAACAACGGAGAAATATAGTGGCAGTCACAACATTAGATCAAGGAAGGCTACTACCAGATACATTTGAGCCAAAAAGAAATAATCGTTGGATTCTTTTCTTTCAAGATGAAGAAATTCCAGCTTATACTCTTAAAACTGTAGCAAGACCATCTTTTACAATGGAACCAGTTACTATTGATTATATCAACAGCAAGAGATATTTGGCCGGTAAGGGTGAATGGGGTACAATCGCAATGACATTGCACGATCCTATCGCTCCTTCATCAGCTCAACGTGTTATGGAATGGGTTAGACTTTCTCACGAAACAATTTCTGGTCGTGATGGATATGCTTCTTTTTACAAGAAGAATTTCTCAATCGAAATGCTTGATCCCGTCGGCGCATCAGTAGAAAAGTGGGACATCAGAGGTGCTTTTATTTCAGAAGCTTCTTTTGGTGACCTAAACTATGATTCAGCTGATCCAGTAGAAGTTTCTATCACTGTTAGACCAGATGAGTGTATTCTGAGATACTAATATAGCCGACATAAAAAGAAAAAGCACCTCATTTTTTTGAGGTGCTTTTTTTTGCTTTGTTATATGATTGTTTACTTTTTTATTAAATAATAATATATGTTATAACATTTAATAAGGAGTAATTTAATATGGCTAAGAAAGTAACAGTAGAAGAAGAATCTACACAACAAGAGCCAAAACCAGATGTGCCGGTTGAAACTCAAGATCCACCACGAAGAGAAGTAACTCAAGATCCACCACGAAGAGAAGTAGCTGAAAGAGAAGAGGAAAGACCTGGTTTTTCAGTGCCAAGAGATATGGTACTTATACCTAGTCTTGGAAAACTATACCCCCCATCACATCCTTTGCACAATCAAGAAAATATCGAAGTAAGACATCTAACTGCTGCTGACGAGGATATTCTCACATCAAGAGCACTGTTAAGATCTGGAAAGGCATTAGATCATTTATTACAGAGCTGTATCATGGACAAAAGTATAAGCGTAGGAGACCTTATTTCTGGTGATAAGAACTCTATTATGACTTTTCTACGTATTAGTGGTTATGGGCCAGAATATGATGTAAAAATTGATTGCCCTAGTTGCGAAGAAGAAGTGCAACATACATTTGATTTATCTCAACTTTCAGTTAGGACATTGGACCTTACTCCAGAAGACCAAAACAATCCTGTGTTTACGTTAGAGTTACCTTCTGGTGTTGTTGTTGATTTTAAATTCCTTAATTCTGCTGAAGAAGCTGAAATCGCAGAAATATTGGAAACTACCAAAAGAAAAACAAACTCACCATTAGAAAGAAATATAACTACTAAATATTCAAGGCAAATATTAGCAGTTAACGGCGACACAAATCAAGCAACTATTAGTAGTTTCATTAAATCAATGTCTGTTAGAGATTCAAGAGCTTTTAGAAAGTTTTTAATAGACAACGAACCAGATGTTATTATGAAGCAAGATTTTATTTGCCCCATGTGTTCTCACAAAGAGGAGGTAGACATCCCAATAGGGGTGGGTTTCTTTTGGCCTGAATGAAAGCCATAAAGAATATATATGGGAAGAAATATTTGGGTGTGTTTATTACGGACGTTTAAGTTTTCAAGACGCTTATAATCTACCTGTTACAATGAGGCAATGGTGGATAAAAAGAGTTAATAAAGCAGTGGAAGAAAAAAACAAAGCAGAAGAAGCTGCTATGAAAAGAAAATAAAGCATAATATACCTCTCTGTTTTTTATAGAGAGGTATATTTATTTATAGTAAGAAGTAAATAAAATGGAGCAAAATAATGTTATCAATGATGGATGTTTTGAAATTAGCAACTGTTAATGTAGCTATTCAAGCTGTATTAAAAAAATTAGAGTTAGCTAATACTGATGCCGAAAAGAAAAGATTAAAAAAAAGAAAAAAAG